GCGGTGGGGGAGGCGGTGGTGGCCATAATGTATCTAGTGGTACTGTTTCTGCTCCAAAATATCCGTCTGGTGGAGGTGGTGGAGCTGGATCAGCAGGTATGGTATTATATAAAGTTGGTTCTGGTGAAATATATAATTACACTATTGGTGCTGGCGGTGGTGGTGGAAAAGCTAATCTGTCAGGATCTAATGGTCAAGACACTCGCTTAGATTTTTCTAGTACTGATTTCGCAATCAGTCATAGTGGTGATGGTGGTACTGGACATTATAATGGTAATATAGGTGGTTTTGGCGGAGCACAAGAAAAATCTGGAAACGTCATATCCGTTACAGATGGTGTAGGTGGAAATGGTGGAGATGGTATTAAATATAATAATATTCCAGGTACTGGAACGATTGGACATGATTCTAATCCCCCTATTATTGCAATTAGTCCTACAAATACAATCTATGTAGGAGGTGGAGGTGGTGGAACTGATGCCTCAAGTATTGCATTACCGCCACCCAATCCGTCCAATGGAGGTGGAGGAGGTAATGGAATAGGTGGATTTTTGGGGACAGGACCATCAAGTGGTACTAGCTATAATGGAGAATCAGGTATAGCCTATGGTGCTGGAGGAGGAGGTGGGGGGCAACCAGGAGACGGTAGTCCTATAGTAACTTACCCAATCACATATGGTGGCGATGGTAGAGAAGGTGCTATATTTATATATGTTGTTAATCTTACAAATGGTTGTCAATGGAATCCATTATTGGCAAACAAGACAACTCTTTGGACAAGAGCCACATCTGGTTGCCTCGACTTAACTGATGCTACTTTACCTGATGGACAACCCATGACAAGAGATGATTTAAGTGAAAAACGTAAAGCCACTATTTTTCAATACAAGCAAAATGGTGCTGGGTTTTCAAAAAAACAAAATTATTCTAGATTAGCGAGAGGCTTAGGGCGACAACGAGGACAGTCGTTTGCTACTCAAAGCGATACATATACAAATGCGAATACTCATGGACTTCCTATTGTGAATAATCGTGTTTTATCATGTTCCAATGTTACTAAAAATTGGGCTCTTACCAATCAAAACGATACACCTGGACCTGTTAGAAGAATTACGAATATTCCGACGGTACCATTAACGAATTACATTGTTCGCAGAACATACTTGGCTGGAGGAGGTAAATGGCCTCAATATGGATGGGCTCCTGGTAATACCGGATTTCCAGTGGGAAAAAAAGGAAATTTATAAATATGATATAGTATTCTATTACTATATCGAGGAAAATATTTTTATGACAGAACCTGTTATCACAAGTTGTTCAATTATGTTGTCGGTATATTATTGAAATAAATAATACATATTATCTAATAATCTGTAAAAATACGTCATTCACATAATATAAATTATGATATCTTTTATTTGCGAAACCCTTTTTTAAAGCCTTTGGGTACAATTTGCTGTTGGCTTTTTGTTCCTGTGAGTCAGGGCTTGATTCTTTTTCTATGACCATATTCTTGTTGATTTCTAGCGATAAACTCGTTATCATTATAGGAGTTATATTTGTTTTGATTGTTTTGATTGTTTTGATTGTTTTGATTGTTTTGATTGTTTTGATTGTTTTGATTGTTTTGATTGTTTTGATTGTTTTGATTGTTTTGATTGTTTTGATTGTTTTGATTGTTTTGTATGGATTGGTCAATAGTGTCTTCCTCATCGCCAAAAAAATCATCTAGTCGCGCTTTTCTCGTGAAAGATTTTACACTAGATGATTCTAGCATAGTATTCATATGATTATATATAATTAATATTATCAATTCTTTAAATTATTAATTATATTGTATTGCGTATGACTGTACGTTTATCTAAATTATTATAGTATCACTTGTATTGTGATGTTGTTGTTTATTCTCTCAAAGATGGATTCACACAAATATCTTGAGAAGGGAATATATCGCCTGACATACATGTATCTCCTTCTTTCACCTGAATACAGCTGCGAAATCCTCTATCCTCACCAATGTAACAATATCCTGATTTACCAGGACCGGATCTTTGTGTAGAACTAGTTGCATCGTCCGGTATTGGTTCGCTATTATACTCGGCATCAGCTAAAGCGCTAGATAGTGAATTAGAAATGGAATTCATGGCGTTTGATTTTACTTGAGAATTATTTTGCGTAGATGTATTTGTATTACCGAGCATACTTCCTTGGTTGGAACCTTGATCAATATCCAATTGACCTTGAATGACATTGACACCGCTTTCAACAGTTCCAGCAGCAACATCGATGCCTAATTTAGCTCCTTCAGCTGATAATTGAGCAACATCTTTTGTAGTTTCGGTAACAACATAACCTAAACTTTCCAATATATTTTTCAATAGAGGAGCTAATGCTTCTTTAATTACATGAAGAAAATCACCTAAATAAGAAAATATATTCACTCCTAAGAAAAGTAGAATTACGACAATTAATCCAATTCGCGTGTAACTAGTTTTACCATCGGTAGAAAAGAAACCGTCACTAGAATTAGACGATGACATTTTAGGAGTTGATTCTATATCTACTGTTATACCAGACGGAATATTATTACTAACACTTTCCATATATATAAAAATGGTATATAAAAATATGCTTCATTATTTGTATTTTTTATTTTCACTTTAATAATTTAATAATTTAATAATTTAATAATTTAATAATTTTACAATTTTAATATTTCATGTAATTCATCATATATAGATTTTCCTATATGCTTACTCATATAATATCCAGATATTGTCGTACCTATAACAATCAATGCGTATGAAGCAAATACAATACTAGTAATTGGGTCCATGTAATTATTATCACTTATAATAATATAATACTATATAATGGATTATATTATTCCGGCCTTTTCAATGCTAGCATTAGATAGTCTTTATTTATCAAATATTGGCGGTCCTTTGTTTGCCAAAATGGTGAATAAAATTCAAAACGAAGATATGAAATTAAACATCTTTGGCGCAATTGGTTCTTATATCTTGCTGATATTAGTTCTGTATAAATTCATTATTTTAGAGAGAAAACCTCTTAGTGATGCGTTTTTACTGGGATTTTGTATATATGGTATTTTCGATCTTACCAATATTGCTATATTTAAGAATTATCAATTAATACCTTCCTTAGTAGATACCGTATGGGGGGGTGTTTTATTTTATACGGTCACCTGGATAACCTATAAAATATTGAGAATTAAAATGTAATTATTACCAGTTATCAGTTATCAGTTACACTCTTGACAAACATTGTAACTAATACCATAAATTCATCATGATGCTATCAGTTACATTCTCTACATCATGTGCCCAGTGTGATGGTAAATAAAGCATATCACCTGGAGTCATTATAATTTCGTATTTTTTTGAAAACATTGCACTAGGGCAAGAAAATATGTTTCCAATAGAATAGTTTGACCACTCTAATTTAGAGTTATTGTCGTCGAAACATAAATATTTATTATCCTTTTTATTGAAAAACATCCACTTTTTGTTTCCATGTAGCTGAATTGCTAAATTATCAGGGCGATCCTTATGTAATGGAGTGCGTGATTTTTCAGGACCAATCCATAATTTTCCATCTCTAAATATATTTATTTGATGATTATTAAATTCTACTCCTATCTTGCGCTGTTCATCTTTAGTTATTATATTATTTCCACCATATCCATTCGAAGATTTAATATTTTTACATACATTGTACATATTTTCTTTTGTAAATGTTCTTTCTTTTCTTCCATTTACCGTTCCATAATTTCCATAACGAACATTTAATTCTTTATCAGATAAAATATCGCAAAAGTTATCCCATTCTATATTATTTTTAAGGGTGTTAGTAAATAATACAGGTTCATCGGAAGACGTCAATTGTTTAAATTCGCGAGCATTTATACGCGAAAACTCATATATAGGAAATGGAAACTTTTGTTTAGTACAATAATAGTGGATCGTTTTTACAACTAATGTTAGTAATAAAATAACAAGTATAATAGTTTTATATTTTTTTATAGTTGATAAAATATTCATCCAAATCGGTTATTTATAATTATATTATATATTATTTTCGTTATTTTCGTTATTTTCGTTATTTTCTTTTTAGTCGGTGTAACTTACATGGATATATTTAAGACCGAATTATTGTATTAATTCCGTTTAAAGCATCTAATTTTTCAAAGGTTTTCTCTCTATTGCTTTTTTCTAGACCATTGAATAGATAATCTGTAGCAGGACGTTGTTCGTTTTTCTTAATTTCCTTGTAGATGAGATTTATTTTCTTTGTAATGTTATCTACGGTTGCTTTATTCTCAATGATATCTATCGAGGAATCAAATGTGTCTGTCACCAAGGAAATAGCGAAATATAGCAAGTACTTCCTTTTCTTTTTCACACCGCTAGTGTAACGAATGCAAAATAAATCAAATATGCTTCTCAATATTTTATCAGAAATTTCGCTTTTCCTCTCCTTGTTTGCTTTGAATAATACGTCCCAAATCATCCATACTGGTTCTTTTACACATTTCTCATCCACGGTGACAAAAGATCTTCTTTCGCATATACAAATTTCTTTTCGTTTCTTACATAAATTTTCAAATTCTAGAATCCATTCCAACCAATAACACGCATCGAGCGAACTGTGGGAATCTTTAGATAAGTGAAATGCGAACTCATTAATAGCAATAAACAATTCTTTCGGATCGTCTTTTTTAAATATAGCAGTGACATACTCAACATTGGGTGCTTTTAACTTACATGACATGCTAGTCATATCGAATTCTTCCTGTTTTTTTATTTTGATACTTTCGATGGAATGTTTTTTTTTTGAACTACATAAAATAATAATAATTTCCGCAAATATTTTTCTCACCTTGTCATTGTTACGTATATCTAACTCTACGCCATTGTAAGTGGAAATCATTTCTTTAAAATTGTTAAATCGCATTTCCAAATAAATTGGTAATTTTGGGTTACCTAAATGTATGTGTTTTCCAACAAATGTTAATATGATATCCCATAATTCAATGAAACATCCGCAACATATAAATTCAGCACTCCAATGTAATGCTTGCTCTATTCGTCCGGACTTGAGACTATTTAGTAATTCTTTTTTCACATCAGCTCTTTTGAATTTGGAGAAAGTAATTCCCTTGAAATCTTTTTCACTTCGTACATCATTAATTTCAAATTCATTCATATATTTTTTCTTATAAAAAAAATAACATAAATATACATATATATGACAGAATTAGGATTTATTGGTGACAAAATAGTAAAAATCTACAATAAATTAGAAAGGTCTTTACAAAAGATGCCTATTTGGTTTCATTTGTTACTTTTATTAATAATAATATTTATTTTAGTGAATATTTATAATACATATACTCCGGTTAAGGAAGGTTTTATTGATCAGAAAGAGAAATTTGTCGTTAAAAAAGGCATTAATTTATATGATGATTTTTATGTGAATATATATGATGAATTGTTTTATAAGGAAATAGTCAATCAATACGAAGTGGGAAGTATAGAAAATATAACCAAGCCTACAAGCGAAAGTAATATTTTAGTTATTGGTAGTGGAACTGGGCATGTAGCAAATGAATTTTATAAACAAGGATATAAAGTGGTTGGTTTAGATGAATCTCCGTCTATGATAAAGTATGCTAAAGAAGAGCATCCTGAAATTGAATTCATTCAAGGAACTCCTATGAAAGCAATGGCTTTTGAGAAACAACAATTTACTCATATTGTATGTCTGAACATGAATTATTATTATTACAAGGACAAAGCAGCGGTTCTACAAAATATTTATAGTTGGTTACGTCCTGGTGGATTTTTTACTGTTCAATTGGTAGATAAAAATAAGTTCGATCCTATTGTACCAGCAGCCAAGCCGTTTATCATGGTAAATCCTCAAAGTTATGCTGATAAGCGAATAACTGAGTCAAATGTAGTGTTTAATAATTTTGATTACAAAGCAGATTTCCAAGTGTATCCAAATGATATGGTTCAGTTTCAAGAAATTTTCAAAGATACTACTCCCGGGTCTAAAAAGACAAGGCAAAATGTCCATAAAATGTGGGTACCTCCTAAACAAACCGTAATTAATCAATGTAAAGAGATTGGTTTTATCAACTACGCCCAAGTCGATTTACTAATGGCGCAACTGGAGTATCAATATTTGTATGTTTTTCAAAAACCAGAATAAATAGACAATTCAATAACATTCAATAACATTCAATAAAATAAACATTTCATATATTTATTTTATTTTTTACTAATAACTAGATTATTGTACATACGTTATTATTCAGAAGTAATTAGAGTTCTGCCATACACATACCATAATACTATGGAAAGAATGCTGCCAACTACAAATCCATTACCAGCCGATTGTAACGTTTTTCCAAACATAAAATACCCAATTAGTGGGAATAGTATGTATGAAATCAATACATAAAATACCATTATTTGGATAAATTTCATAAAGTTAGAATACGATTTCATGATATATTATACAAAAATATTATTTAATGTTTCATAAATAATTTGACACATTCCCATACTTTTGCTGATTCTTGAAGATTAAAAGCCCCGCGTTTCTGGGCTAAGTGAAGAAAAGATACCATGACATTAAGTGCTGTATTTTCATCAATGATATTAACATCAGTGATTGGTGGTTGTTGCTGCTGTTGAGATTCTTGACTTTGGGCTTGCTCTTGAGGCTTTTCACTGGTTTCCATTGTTATACTATCCATATGATAAATGATAATACAATTAATAATAATATTAAACGAATTATCTCACGTATTTTCCAACACGAGCAAAAGAATCGACAATAAAAATGATGAATATTCCTAAAAAGGAATATAAAATTAATTCTTCAGTAACATGACCAGTTTTTTCGTCTTGTTGTTCTTCCAATAAATATATAATTTGGTTCAGTTTTGTTAATAGTTCATCTTTATTAACACCATTTGGGGTATTATCATCAGAACCTTGATTGAAATAAGGTACATATTGCTGATAATATTGCTTGGCGTACTCGCTGGGCAATTGTGTAAATCCTTCTTGCTGTTGCTGTTGCTGTTGCTGTTGCTGTTGCTGTTGCTGTTGCTGTTGCTGTTGCTGTTGCTGTTGCTGTTGCTCTTCAGAACCAGGTTGTCCATATGGTAAATTCTGCTGATTGTTTATTTGGTGACCGTTCATACCTTGACTCACGTCTTGATGACCCATATCATATTCAGTACTTTCCTGAGGGATATTGCTATTTGACATTCTTTCCATACCGACAGAATTAGGGTGTTGGAGAGGTTGAAAATTGGTCAAATTACCTTCATCTTCGTCATCTTCTCCATCGTCATATTGAATACGTTTCTTTAAAACATCAATATTCGCATTCGATTTTATCGGATCGCGTCGTTTTAAGGTCTTATTTCTCATATTTTCCCTTTTTTTCTGAATAGGGTTATTTTCCATATTTTCATTATTAAAATCTGATGCATACATTGCTAAAGACATTTGGTTACTTATAAAAAATACAGATAATAATTTAAATAACCTACGGAAAAAATATATTTTTAATTTATATAAGAATGATTAACTTGTTTGACTTGTTTGACTTCAATCATGTTTTAGGAAAACTCATTGCTATTGTATTAATTATTATAGCTGCCCATTTTCATATACTAGCCGGTGTATTAGTACTTTTGTTTATTATTTCAATGAACCATTATGTTATTGAAGGTATGGAGAACAATGATTCTTCTAAAGAACAACAACCAGAATCCCCCGAAGAATCCCCCGAAGAATCCCCCGAAGAATCCCCCGAAGAATCCCCAATGTCACTATTTAAAAAAGATCATTGTAAAAATGGTATTTTGATGAAAGATGATAAGGAAATTACTAGTGATTTAATTCAAGAAAGCTTTCCCAATCTTAAGTTTGACGGCGAAGCATGTAATCCATGTGATGATGATTGCACGTTTGAAATTGTCTCTTCCTCGGAGCAAATGACAAATGAAGAAAATTTAAGACCTCAAGATTCTAATGAACATGTGATTGACCGTGAAAAAACAATTAAGAAGGCGGAATAAAAAGCAAAATAAAATAAAATAAAACAATAAAATAACAATATAAATTATATGAATCAATATCTATTTCTAGTTGCTCTTATATTCATTTCAATATTATTATCAATATTACTTGTACCTAATGAGCCAGAAGGATTCACTACTTATTTTAGACAATCTATGCGCCCACATATTAGAACCTTTAGAAATGCTCAAGATACGGTAACCTATCATTTCAATACAAAATTTAAATCATTCGGTCGTAATTTAGGGTTTTATTAGAATACATACTTTTTATTTTCGTAGTATATATATAATTACAACTATGTTTGAATTCTTAAATGTATTAAATTCCAGTAAATATTTTACAGGCATTATGATGATTTTATTAAATATTGGATCTAGATTTGTAGAAATTAAATTAAGCGATTCTATGGAAGCATATATCAAGTATAATATTGCCAAAGAACTGCTTATTTTTACAATGGCTTGGATGGGTACAAGAGATATTGTTGTTGCTCTTACTTTAACTGCTGTATTTGTAATTTTATCCGAATTTTTGTTAAATAATAAAAGTAAATTTTGTGTTCTGCCTGATAAATACAAACGTTTAAATCTTGATACAAACAAAGATGGTGTAATTAGCGATATAGAGATTAATAAAGCTATTGAAACATTGGAAAGAGCAAAAAAACAAAAGGAAAGTGAAAGACATATCGATTTATTGAATCATTACCAAAGTTTAATTTAGATATAAATATAAACACAGATTACGTGTATAAGTTATATGTATTAATCATAAGGAAATAATATATTATTAGTATAACATGAGTAATAATATATTGAAAATCACATTTGATGCCTCGACAATTAAAGGAACTATTGTCAAAGATATGATATACACACCGTCCATGTCCAATCCCCAATTATACAGTATGTTTCCTAATATATTGTTTATCCCTTCTATAAAATTAAAGAGAGAATTATTTGATAAGAGTTTAGGTGACGACGATATCAAAAAAATATTTTTATCATCCACCCAGATGAATAATTTCATTGTAAGACTACAAGAGGAGAAAAAATATAAACCCATTTCTATAGAAGATGCTGAAAGCAAAGGAATACTTTATAATAATATTGCCTTTGTTTTACAGCTATTCTTTCAAAAAGGATTACCATTTTCTATTTATCAAACACAGTATATTATCAATAATTACAATTGGAACCATAAATACGAATTAATACCTATAGTAGGGCAATCCGCGCCTATTGTATCTATTAAACTAACATTTGCCCTTCAACAAGGGAACAAATTATCTTTTGTTGATTCTACACGCTTAAATTGTAAGCACAAAAGAGAGTCTATCGTGAATGATTACTATCATCTTGTTGGATTAGATAAATCTGCTGGTAAAACTGCGAAACTAGAAGATCAACCAGTGAATACATTACCGATTGCTCGTCCTATTTTAAGCCCAAAGAAAACTGTTACTACTACAACAACCTATAAGTAGTATGTAAATAGTTTTACAATTTTTGTTTATATATACCAAAATAAATATTTATTGATATATATAATATATATAATATATGTTCATTAATTTACATTCAATATATGATTTTATCTCATTATTTGCGCTATTTGTGAATATTTATATACTATATACTTTAGACCCAGTATTGATATTCGGTTCAACTACTTGTTTGTTTTTTCACGATTTTATAAAGGAACTTACACGAGATTGGTATCCATCTATATTTAAGCGTCCTGATGGAGCAACAAACTGTTCTTTGTTTAATACCGGTGGATTAGTAGATCATAAGCCAGGATTTCCATCTGGACATGTTACCAGTATTTCATTCTTGATGAATATGTTATTATTGCGCGATAAAAACGTTTCTTTGAAAAAAATCATACTTTACAATATTCCGATTTTTATAATGGGTTATGCCAGAATTATGAAAGGGTGCCATAATTTAATACAAGTGGTTGCTGGATATATTTTAGGTTATAGTATCGCAAATTTATTTCATAGTTATGCGAAGGAAATAAACCACGGTATAAACCGATTATATTCTTATTTTACAGCCAAGAAATAATCTATATATATATTAATATATAATCATGGCGACCAATATCATTAATAATAATAATAATAATAATACTTCCATTTATAACGATACGTCTAGCATACTTTATAATTATGCTATAACAAGAACATTATTTGATAGCAAAAATAAAAATGCTATAGAGAATGAAGTTACAAAACTAATTTCTTTACAATTTGATTTAATTATAGCAAATAGCAGTAATAATCCTGCTATTAGCGCGAAAGATAATCTAAATAATGTTATAGCTATATTTTTTAAGGATGTAATCAATGAGCAAGGTCAAGTAGGTGTTCCGCTAGTAAAAATAAATGGTTCTTATCAACCTGTAAAAACACTTGATCAGTTAAAAGATGTCATCTTAAAATATAACTTCAGAGAGAAAATGTCAATATTGCGCAACTTCGCATCGAAAACAAACGACTGCTTTATGTATTCTATTTTAATTGAATATTATGAAAATAGAGAATCCAAACAAACTAGTACGTTTATAGCAAAATATCCCATGTTAAATATCGGGTTTTTAGACGAATCAATTTTATTAATAGAGAATATTTTAGGATTTGATATTATTGAAACAGCAAATTGTTATCAAGACATAAGAGGCAGTGGTAAATCTATTACCAGCGGATGTACTGAAAATAAACGATTTTATCGTGAAATTCAAGAAGACTATATAGCAAATAAAACACAATCACCAATTACTCTATGTTGGTTATGGCATCCACTAGTATATGGTGTTCCTTACCAAGATGTTGTAAAATTACCGGCCGATAATTATGTTAAAAAGCTTTCAACCAGTTATACCGGCAATAATAATACACTTATTCCAAATTGTATGAGTGAAATTTATTCAAAGTATCCATTATTTCCACCACTCTCTCAGAGAGAACAAAATTATATTAAAAGTAAAGGGGGAAACGTATTGGTCGATGGACTCTATCAACGACCACCATGGACTCCACCAATTTGCTATATGAAACCTATTGAGCCATATAGTTTTTCGATAAATTTACAAAAGCGTTATAACAAATATTCCGTTAGTAATTTATCTGGACACGTCATGATATTTTTAATTATGGCGAAATATTTTAAAAATCCAACAGATAACACCAATATTAATATGAATCTTATTGTTCTGGCTAGCATCTTATTTATGGTTCCATACAATCATTCCATACATGAAATTTTTCAGGCTGCTAAAATGATGGGAGTTAATACCAATTATTCAATTAAAAAAACAGATTTAGACAATATTAATACTTTATTAAGTGCTACTGATTTAACACCAATTGTATTGCCGAATCAAGCTTCATGGGCTTCTCCTCAAAAAAGGAACGTATTTAAAGGTACCTATACAAAAGGCGGTAAATCGCAATCGAGAACAAAAACGAAGCGCTCTAAAAAATCTAAAAAAACGAGGCGCTCTAAAAAATCTAAAAAAACGAGGCGAACTAAAAAGTCTAACAAATAAAAATAACTAAAAGAATAACTAAAAAAATAACTAAAAAAATAGCTAAAAAAAATTGAATTTCATTTCATGTTATTGACTTGATTCATTAAATACTTAAATCATGTCAATTTTATTGCTACAGTTAGGAGATGTTTTTAGAGGAGAAGTAATAAAACGCCCTTCTAAACATTGTAAAACACCATACGTTGCCGATGTTCAAATAGAAAATGGGGACGAAATATTGGGTCATTCACTATCACTCGGTTGTTGCGGTCTAGCCGACAAAGGTTCGGAAGTATTAATGACTATTCCACAATCATCAAATTCTAATAGAAAAGCAGTATGTAGTCACCGAATCGACTTGTCTCTATTTCGCGATCTAGAACGAAATAAAGAAATTGTCATTGGCATTAATCCAAAAATAGGAGAGAATATAGCGGAAGAAGCTCTAAAAAATAATTGTATGCGAAATTTAGAAAATATACAATCTTATACACGTGAAGTAAAAATTATGAATTCGCGTTTTGATTTTGCCGGAATCGACGAGAATGGAAAACCATTTCTCTTAGAAGTAAAAAATGTTCCCTTGGCAGATTATGTAGATGTACCAAAAAAAGAACGAAATAATTATATTGATGAAATAAAAAATAAAGGGTTCAATGAAAAAATTGCCTATTTTCCAGACGGTTATAGAAAAAAAAGTACGGACGTAGTTAGTCCAAGAGCTCTGAAACATATTCAAGAGTTGGAAGAAATTGCTAAAAAAGGCACTGTTCGCACTATACTATGTTTTATCATTCAAAGAAGCGATGCTAATCGTTTTCAGACTTCGAATGTAGATTTAATATATAAGAAGGCAGTTTATCAAGCTCATCAGAATGGCGTAGAAATAAACACAATACAGGTTGATTGGAACAAAGAAGGCGAATGTCATTTTGTCAGAAATGACCTGCCTATTTCGCTGAAAAATGGAGAATTTATTCCCATTTGAAAGATTGGGATATGAATTATGATTCACTCTATCTCTATCTCTATCTCTATCTCTATCTCTATCTCTATCTCTATCTCTATCTCTATCTCTATCTCTATCTCTATCTCTATCTTTAACTCACTCTATATCTAACTCACTCTATATCTAAAATATGCTTTTACATAATGTATAATTTTTATCATTTGTGTCCACATATAAAGTGGCTGTATAATTTTTACATATATCTAATAATCGTACATTCATATAATTTGATAGGTATAATTCATTCATTTCGATGATACAATTTTCTATTTTGTATTTACTATATAATAATTTATAAACATCTTGGATCGTTTCGAGCAACTGAAACTCTTCCCATCTAACATATCTCTCATTTATGATAAGTATTATTGTAAATGAATCGTAGTTTTTTCCATTATTTTTACTCATTATAATGTAATTACAATAGTCTAATAAAATAAATGATTATTTCGGTTTATATTGTTTTGTCTGGCGAATATATTCTAAATATAATTGAAGTAAAAATAGAATGATATCTATTATGTAACTTAAACTTAATCATGTGTATTCAAATGACAACTCACAATTACAATCACACACTGATTGTTAATATTACACCCGATGATCATGATATATATATCGATACAAATGATGCTCCTCCTCCACTTATTCCCATACAACCCCCCGATGCGGATTTTGAATATTTACATTTGATAGATAAAATTCAAATGAATCGTGAAAATATGGAGCAATATGAAAACATCCAATATATAATTGGTACGATATTGTCTCTGTACAGCATATACTATTTCGTCTCTAGAATATTCGATTCTATTTATAAAAAATACATATAAAAATACTCTTGTATTATTATATAACAATAAAACTACTATGCGATTTAACGTTACGTACGCTGATTATAAGGATCAAAATATCGTTACTTCTTTTTTTAAATATAATATAAAAAATAAAGTGGATATAATACACAGCAAAACGATATGTAAAAAAAATAATATTATAGATACAAATAAAGAATTCAAAATATCAGATACGATAACTGAATATAAAGATAATAATGGAGACACAAATTACAGACTAGAATTGTTACTACAATTACCTAATCGAAAATATGGGAAAAAAGAAAAAAAATTAAATAAAATATGTTCTACAATCTATATGAATGTATTAGAAAATCATGAAAGTAATAATAAAATAACATTAATAATAGACGAAGAAAAGCTAGATATTTTTGACAAAATAGACAATATATTATATGATATGGATGTTTCAATAAATATTTATGATAATATAGGACTTGTAGAACGCATATCAAGATATAATAATAATAATAATAATAATAATAATTTGAATATTTGAATTATTTAACGAGTAAATAATTCAAACAACTCGTTTAATTAAAACAAAATGTTACATTATTACACGACTTTTTATACATATCTAATGCTTTCTCGCGTTGTATTTCGTAATCCATGATTGGTTTCGGATATTGGGTATGTGCGTGGTTTTTCCATTCTTCGTCCCACTCATGTATAGCTCTCGATGGAACATATTGTAATTAGGGTATCCATTTTTTAATATATTCGGCATCAGGATCGTGTTTATCGGATTGCGGCCAAGGATTAAATATACGAAAATAGGGCTGTGAATCCGCACCAGTTGAAGCAACCCACTGCCAATTTCCATTGTTACTGGCTGGATCATAGTCTGTTAAACGTTGAGAAAAATATTTTTATTATATATCCATTATGTTAATTATAAAAATTGATTCTTGTTTTGTATAATATGATATGATATCATACAAAACAACAGTTGAAAATATAGAGTTATTGTATTTTATATAATATGCCATACAAAACCAATCAACTTGCCCGATTACCTCCTGAACTGAAGTATTATATAGCCGAATTTGTGAATTGTAAAGATGTAAAACCATATCCGTATATTCCATTGTTTAAGAATATTATACTCAATTGGTATAATAAATATAGAGCATGGGATAATTCTGGTATCGTATATCGTCAATATAAAGACATTTATGACAAAGGAATTTCAGAAGATGAAACACCCTTTCTAAAATTTGCTTTTAATTGGCATCGTCAAGAAAGCAAATATTACAATATAAATATGGTACATTCAGTTGGACAATTTGAAAAAATAGCTTGTCGAACTCGTACTATTCCTTGGAATGGAATGGATCGTAGATAATATAATATATTATAGTTATTTATATTGAAAAAATCATTTATACAAATTTTTCAATTTTTATTTTTGTTATTTTGTTATTTTGTTATTTTGTTATTTTGTTATTTTGTTATTTTGTTATTTTGTTATTTTGTTATTTTGTTATTATTTAATACGTTTTGTCCATATAGTTACATAACATTCGGACTCTTTATTAGATAAATCCCTATAGCATACATATCTTCTGTGGGCGTATTCACCAATTTCTAGTGATGAAATTGGTCTGTCTAGATTACTTCCTAAATTGGATGATTTAGCTATTTTCTCAATATCGTCGAGCGAATGAACACATTTCACACTAGTCGAACAGATTTTAAATCCGTTAATTTCTTTATATTCCCTACTTTTATTTTTGGCACCATGTTGTTTGGCATATGTGTCATTTTCGAGTTGTGTATTAAATATTTCATAACCACGTTCAAAATCTTCATTGTTGTCTTCTACAACAACCTCATTTGTGTCTAGATTTTCTACGTTATTTGTATGAAGTAGTGTTCGCTTCTTCGTTGAAACATTATTTCTCTTTTTATTAAATCCAGATGTTTGGTACGAGCAAGTAGCGCTAAATGGATCCAAAATAGACGCTTCGTATTGTTCGACTGCCTTAATAGAAGTTCTGAAAGGTCCGGTTTTATGACCGTTCTCAATATTTTCTCGCCAATACCCAGTAAGCCTTCCCGGAAAACCTTGAATTTGTACATTATTATCTACTATCTTAGTATGTCGTTCATGGGTACAACCAATTCTAAGTTTCCATCGGTTTGGTATAAGATTTGCACGACGATAAAATCCTTTCACACATAGAACTATATGTGCTTCGTAATTATGGGTGAATATATATTCCAACTCTTCACTTGAAATCCTATCAACAGAAGTATGATTCATACATAATACGCCATATTTACTACATGCCCCCTCAATATATGGAAGAGTCTTACTGGTGGCTCTACATAAATGAACTCTATAATCATTGCCATAGTTGTCGACGATGTCTTCTTTTACCCATTTATCAGCAGAATCAGCATTAGTCAGTGAATAAAATTCTTGAATTATATTTTTCAATAGGAAGTCACTTACACCTATATAACCAAGTGGAATAGTCATCTGAAATGACTTATGTATATCAGGTCCCCAATTATATAACTCGTGAAGTTCTTTTATCATAGTAGCACTAATTACAATAATTCTATTGTTATGTGTGTTCATGTGTTCAATGTCTAGGATACCACTTTGCTTTAACTTCATATGTAGTATTTGTCCTTCCTTATCACCGGTATCTATTTCATCGATAATTATAAGAGAGTCAATCATGTTATTCAAATCGAGCTTATTTAACTGTCCATGATGGTATATATTATCCTTTAAGCAATCAGGAGACTCTTTAATAAAATCGGCTTGCCATGATAAGTTACTCATACCAGTTATTATAAAGGTTTTATTTATCTTCGTCATGAATGAATCGTTATGGTGCGTAGTCATACCTCGAACAGTGGCTAACATGAAACCATTAGCGCCAATTTTAGTAGGTTTTTGAACACTTTGAACTCTACACTCTAAATTTTCATAAAAAGTCTTTACAATATGATCAGCATCTGATTGTTGATTTGGCCAAATATATTCAGCGCTAGCATTTGCTTCTCCTGTAAGATAATTATGTTGGTTGCGACTGATTTGCGAAATATATGAGTTATTCACCATTTCTCTCTGAGATTTTAATATATCTTGAGCATTAGATAACAATTCCATAATGTAATTATCCTTGAACGTATATTGAATGTTCTTAATTTCTTATATTAACACGTAAAAAATTAGGAAGGAGGTTTCAATTTTTTTTTATAACCATAATTGTTCAAATCGTATAAAGGGATCTATCATGTCTAAATATCTAGACTTACCGTGTTTCGTTCAGACTTGCGTCTCTTTGATCTAACCGGCATATTGTCGTTTTGCATTTCTTTTAACTCACTAATACTAATCGTACTACCCTTTTCATCACCATCGTTCTGAATATTTACTTCCGTTTGTTTCATTTTAAGACCGGAAAGAATATTCGAAATATCACTAGGACCCTTCATTTCAGGGCGTCTAGAGGATTTTTCCGAGGCTGGAATACCACGACTAGCATTAATATCAGGTCTATTCGATAAAGGGACATATCCTGGTCTTATGGGAGGAGGAACAGAATTGGGTCCTTGAGTAGCAATCGATGCTGGAGGGGCACCATTTGATTGAGGCATGAATTGTTGGTTAGGATTATATCTTGGCTGTTGCTGTTGCTGTTGCTGTTGCTGTTGCTGTTGCTGTTGCTGTTGCTGCTGCTGCTGCTGCTGTTGCTGCTGCTGTTGTTGCTGCTGCTGTTGCTGGCCTTGACCCCCCATCATAGACCCCATGAAACCTCCTAGACCAGGATTCGTTTGACCCATTGAATTTACCGCAGCACTTGTGAATTGTTGCATTAGATCAGGATTTTGTCGCATGATATCATCCATACCAGGCATGGAAGATTTAAACATACTATTTGTCATATGAACCATTAAAGCACTTCCACCCAATTGAAACAAAAGCTTCAATTCTGGAGCCATAGTAGCCTTTGACTTATACTTCTCGTGTAGTTCAGCAAAAATATCGTCATAGTCGTCAATATTCTCACTTATTTGTTCTGACCAACCATCTATTTTTACATCAAATGGATCGAATTTATTATTCAAAAATTCTAGACCAGTAATACAAGCCATCATCATTTTTCCTTGAAATTTTACGGCATTTTTTCTTTCTTTCTCCGATACAATTGATTCATATTCACCTTTCATCTCAAGTAGATTAGATTCCATGTCATATTTCTTCGTAAGCTTTACCCCCTTTCTCTCTAAATCTTCTAACTTCTGAAGATAGTTAAATTTTTCTTTCAATGCTTCTTCTTTACTCACTCGAGGCTCTGCTTGGGATTTTGTAATATCAGGATTGATTGGAATATCATTGAATTTCCCATAACCGTCCCATGTCTGTTTATCTTCACTAGAAGAATCTTTCATAGAAGCGCCTAAATTTAACGGTTCTACAGATGGTACATCAACATGATCATCCATAACGTCAGGTAATAATGGTTCGTCATTTAACTTGAATGAAGTGGAAAACATATTTGATCTAGCAGATTTGATGCTCTTCTTTGGTGCAGATAAATCATTTAACTCGTCTTCTAAATTATTTAAATCATTCACATCAATATCACTGGATAATCCACCACCGCCACCGCCACCGCCAATAGAATTTTTCTTTTTATCATTCATTAATAATTCAATACCAAAGTTTGAAGATTTAGACCGTCCTATATCGCGCGAATCATCCATTGAATTAGATATGTTAATTGTATTTTCGGTATCAAAATTACTAATATCGATTATTTCAGGTTCTCCCATTATGATTTAAATAGAAACTTTAATTTTAAATCAAACACATTAATTATATATTATCTTATCTCGTAAATACCAAATGCCTTGTAAAAAACAATCTGCCAAATCGTCCTTTTTCTTATGGGTATGAAACATCTCTAAATGTTTTCCAAATTGTTCATTATTAATTAATAACTCTTCGCATATTTCAATACCCATCGTTTTTCTCTCTGAATAAGTAGTTTTTTTTGATACGTAATCTTTTAATTTATTAGCAGCCGATATAAAATGAATGTCAGTGGTATCTTTCATAATAAAATATTGCGCTATCATACCTTGTAACGTTTTCATGCGATTCGCAATCGGACTTATTTGATTTTCAATAATAACCGTGTCTATATATAAATCTCCATATAGTTCATCCAATGTGTTTTTCATATTAATACCAATATCGATTAGACTCAAATCGGTTGTTTTCACCCTATTTGAAAACGGCAATATAAACTTCTTCGGTAACATATCATGTAAGTATTCTAATAAAAGAACCTTGCTTTTCTTTGAATCAAATTCAATTTGATGACATGTTAGAATGTCTTTCAAATTATTGATTTTGATTTTTTTTAATTTATGAAGTTCCAATTCTTTTGGAATAATGGGATATTCAATGTCTTTGCAGTGTTTTTTACAGCAAACTATATCACCATGACAGTATTTGGCCAGCTTTCCACATGAACATTTTACAACAGTTTCATTACATAAGCTTACTACATCCCATTTTAGTATTTCGTATTTTTCTTTATTCATCTCGTCAATATCAAATAAGCAAAGGGCCAGATTCTTAATCCCCACGTCTATACTTACTATTTTCATTTACTTATGTATTGTAATATATTATACTACAATACATTGTTTAATTACTTACTAGGTTAAAAGTGTTATATTAATTTGGATTAGGATACTGATGTTGAAGCAACTGTTCTTGTGTAATAGCAGGAGCAACCATTCTAGCTTGAAGCTGATAAGATGAGAGATAAACATTTTTCAAATCGCTGGTTTCATACCCATAAGGCTGTGATTTCTCCATACACGATTTATACAAGAATGGAGTATTTGGTACTGGTTCTCCTGTTTTTAAAGCAGGACAATAACAACAATCATCGCATGCCTCTAGTTGATTGGCTTTTATAACGGAGTCTGCGTTTTTTGTTAAATATTGTCTATATTGCCAATTTGATTTAATATTATTCTCCTCTCTGATTTGTTCATTAATAACTGCCCCTGGTTGCCACTTTGCGTAATTTCTTCCATCGGCCATGATAGGCGGAAAATCAAAATGAATATTATTTGAGCCAGCATAACATGTTCCCCAACTCATTGTATATATATACGTAGAGAGAAAATGTATTTACAAATTTACTTTGACGAGTCTTCAATCAATTTAATCAGCTCTTTTTTATTAGTCTTGCTACCCGATTGAATAAGTTCTTTTTCTACTGCAATTTGCCTTAATTTCTGTAATGTTAATGTTTTTAAATCTGTTGAAATACTTTCACCGTTCGATTCAGTAGTTGCTTCATTACTTGTCATCATTTCTTGTACAGAAGGTATCTTCTTAATAGAAGATATCGGTTTGCTTTGTAATATATCATTGACATCATTTGTATGCTGAACATTAGCATCACTGCCACTTTCATTAATACTCTCATCGTCACTATCGGTCTCACTATCACTATCGCTATCACTATTACTATTACTATTATCAATAATATTTATATTCATTGTATGAGATTCTTCTGAAAACATAGGTAATTCATTAACTTCTAATAAATCAGAAACATTTTCTTCTAAATTATTCTCTTGTAGTTGAATGACTTTTATTTCATCGTCGCTATTATCTAATTCGTCTATTTCTAAAATAGATAAACCATTGTTCGAAACGGAAGATACGTTTTCATTGTTGGCAGTTTCCTCATCACTGTCCTCGTCACTGTCCTCATAACTGTCCTCATCACTGTCCTCGTCACTGTCCTCGTCACTGTCATCCGATACGTCAATTAATGGTTCATTCATTTCACGACTTTGTATTAATTCAGAACGTTCTCCCATTCCACCTAACTGTTCAGTATTATGTTGCGGGATTGGTGGATGATGTATTTGTTGATGCCTAGACATTTCCATATTTGTAATAAAGGATTGGAGAACTCGCGCTTGTTCCATTTGTGCTCTCTCTAAAATAGAGATACTTCTCCTAAAATAGAAAAACAATAAAGATATTAATAAAAATACAATGCCTAAACAAAGCAATGTAATCGGACTTGTTAAAACTTCATACATTATTATTTACTATAAATATTAATTAAATACTGAGCAAACGAATTTTACATTTTACATGTTTTTCAATAATTTGGTTGATTCTGTTAAAATACGCTCAGGATAATTCAAATCAAACAATACTTTTAATCCTCCTCTTACGTTTGAAATACCTCGGCTAATTTGGTAGGTATAATTAAAGGTATATTCGTCTTGCTTTTCTACGTTCATATGACTATTATTAACTATTGGTTCTAGCTTTTTACATAAATCCAACAAATGGGTTGTCAAAATAAAATCAATGTTTTTCTGCTCTATTAAATATTTTACAAATCCATAAGAGCTTGCACACGCTTCGGTTGGATTTGTTCCAGAAAACAATTCGTCGAATATACAAAAATGTTTTTGTCCATCTTCTAAACTTTCCAATATTTCTTTACAGCGCCTGGCTTCTGCTTGAAATAAACTATCACGCCCAGATGTATCAGGTATATTTAAATAGCAATGAATATGATTATATGGAGCAATAGTTGCTTTTGAATAAAATCCATATCCAAATCCTTGTGTGAAAATCAAATTAAATAATACAGTTTTCAATATAGTCGTTTTTCCAGAAGCGTTTGGTCCGGTGATGGCAATATTCTTTCTTAAATCAATATTGTTTTTGACTGGATCATTCTCCATTAAAGACGGATAATATGCTTTTTCCATTTTCGTCTTTTTGCCAAATTTACATTTATTAATGTATTTCTCTCTACTCAATTTATTTAATCCATTCATATGTTCAACAAATGCATTCATACCTATGCTAAACTCAATCGTGCTTTGAATGTCCTTATTTGTATGAAATTCATAAAAGTATTTCATTATATATCCTATTTGTCTTGATTTGTTATGTAATTTGGTTACATCGAATTCAGTAATCACTTTCAATTCGTCTAATAATTTTGTACAATATTCTTTATGAGGATATATGCTTTGTAAAAATGGTAAATATGTATTATGTTTCACACAAGCGAATTCTATTGTGTTCATATTCTCAATAGTGGTTGTTAAATAATCTCTCAGTAAAAACAAATCTTCGTGGATGGATTTGAAATTTTTATAAAATCGATAACAAACTATGGAGTTCTGATAAATGGAAAAAACGTAAAATACGACAGAGACAATAGCATATACTCTCTTCTCCCAGGAAATATCCTCCATGATAGTGAATATATTTCCCAATGCGTGCTTTGAAAAAATATTAACCAGGACCTTGTAATAGCTTTCCATCGTAATAGATATTCCGCTGAATTTCAACATAAAAAAAGGCACTAGCAGTAAAATAACCGGCAAAATCAGACTTAATATGGGACTCACTAAATTATATATACTAAGTAATTGAAGAAACGGAGAAGAATGGTTTAAAAATTTGAAAAAATCGACATCTACATAATAATAACGATCTATGAAATTTTCATCTTCTTTTATTTTTTTCCACAATTCGTAAAAATTATCATATTGTTTTTGTTTCGAAAACTGTCGGTCGTCTATTTTCCACGAGTCAATAATTTTCTGGGTTTGTTTTAAAAACAACTTGTTATTCGTATAATATTCGCATAATTTGGGTAACTGTTCAATACCTATTTTGGATTTCGGCTGTATAACAGTTTCCATTAAACATTTACGAACGTCATTACTGTTATCATTATCTTTTCCAGTGTCTGAACCAGTATCACCGGCATTATTATCGTCACATTGTTCGGAATCTTCATTTAATGCTAATAATTCTAAATCATTGATAATATTAGTATCTAGTTTTTCCCGGTTTTCTAAATAGTATATCGGTAATTCAAATTCTGAATTCATTAATTAGTATATTTGACGAATTAATAAATTGATTCTATACGAACATATGTTGTATTGTATTGTATATTGTATATTGTATTGTATATTGTATATTGTATTGTATTGTATTGTATATTTTATTGTCACGCGCGACGACATATACCATCTATAATTAAGCGGTTATACTAGATATAGATGACGGCATCTCCTCTATTTGAGTATCATAATATTGCTCAATCTCTCTGATTTTTCGAATATCGTATTGAGTGATGAAATTAATTCCCATTCCTTTTCTCCCCCATCTTCCGGATCTACCAATTCTATGAATATACGTATGAATATCTTTAGGTATATCAAAATTAATGACTGTGCTTACTTGCTGAACGTCTATACCTCGCGCTGTTAAATTAGACGAAATTAATACTCGCAACCCTCCATTCGTAAAATCTTTATAAACCTTCTCTCTTTCTGTCTTTTCCATACCACTATGAATACAACCTACAGGGAAATTATCTTTACATAAAGCCTCATATAGATCATTCACTCTATTAATACTATTACAATAAATAATACACTGACTTACTGATATACACTCGAACAAATCCTTCAGCGTTTCGTATTTCTGATTATCACTGTCTAGGGCAATGTAATATTGTTTAATTCCTTCTAAAGTAACACTTTCGGTCTTTACCAAAATTTTAATTGGATCGCGCATGAATTTTTGAGTTAATGATTGAATCTCATTTGGAAGTGTTGCACTAAACAAGATTACCTGAACTTTATTTCCTAAAAACTGAAATACATTATATACTTGCTCTTTAAATCCACTAGATAACATTTCGTCTGCTTCATCAATAACCAACATTTTTATACTTTTTGTATTTAGTTTTCTTCTGCGCATCAAATCATGTACCCTTCCTGGCGTACCCACTACAATCTGAGGACGATTGTCCAATTCTTTCATGTCTTGTTCCATAGAACGTCCTCCAATAAATAATGAACATTTCAAGTTTTCCATAAATGTTCCAATAGTTGAAATAACTTTATGCGTTTGAATGGCTAATTCACGAGTAGGTGCTAGAATGAGCCCCTGTAATTCATTTAATGTTTCATCAACACATTGTATCGTTGATACTGTAAATGCTCCTGTTTTTCCAGTACCTGACTGCGCCTGCGCTATTACATCTCTACCGGATAAAATAGGTACAATACCTTTCTTCTGGATTGGGCTTGGATTTTCAAAGCCAAAACTATATATTCCGCGCAGTAAATTGTCTTTTAAATTCATATCACTCCAATTATGAGTTTCGGTGACACTATAATCGTTTTCTTCTATTGTAGATTCCACAATAGGTTCTGTTATATGTTCTGTATTTTCTTCTATAGACATAATATCAATAATATAGGTATAGTATAATATTTAAGTATGTTTGTTAGTTATTTATTTATTTATTTATTTATCTATCTATCTAGTAAGAAT